GTGCCCAACGGAAAAGACGACTTGAAGTTGTGGAAGGCCGCGAGGGAGAGGGATGGAGTACTGCGCCTGGTATGTCATCTCCCACGTGCTACGCGGGATGACTGCTTTGGTCTCCCTTTCGGCCCTACAAGGACACTCACCGTGGCTATAACCCTGAGCCTCCAGGAATGGTCGGGCATTCAGGGTATTGTGAACACTTTGGAGGCAAGTGGAGCCAAAGACAACACTTATGGCTCCAGGGTTGTGGAGTATGTCCACCGCAACTGGACACAGTCGACGTTGGAAGGGGTCGCAGTAAGGCAGCTGCTGCCTTACGCAGCATGCCTCTACCACAAATGTCGCCCACAGCCAGACCGCTGGGAGATAATCAAGCAGCATCTCCCCTGCTTCGAAGGATTGACATTCAGGGCCTATGCTGAGCTCATCTTCATCGAAGACGAGCCGCTGCCGCCCCCCGAGCCAGAACCGGTCGACACAACGACCTACGTCTTGCCCATGAATTGGATGATTTTTCCAAAGGAAGAACCCAAGGGCGGGGACACCGCGAAGCCCGAGGTGGCGGCCTCCGTGCCAACCACTGAAGAGGGCAGCGCGACCTCCGTCCAGACGGTCGACCAAATGGACACGAACGTACTGGCGAAGGAACTGAGTGATCATCTAGTGGCCACGCCGGACAATCCGGCCGTGTTCCGCTCCGTCCTCGTCGCACCTACAGTGGGCGAGCCCATTGTCCCTGGCAACACGAACGACAACGTGCGCAAGGCCATCACCGAGCGCATCGACAACAAGCAGAACAGGCCCAAAATCTCCGAGGAGATGCGAGCTAAGATCAAGAAGTTGAATCTCGCGGCCAAATGGGGACACAAAGGGAAAGACGGTAAAAGGAAGTTCAACTTCCAGGGTCTCTTCCACCACGCCGAGATCGAGAAATGGCTGACAGCCAACAATCTCGAATCCTGTAAGTCAGGCAAATGGACACCCGAAAGGCTCGAAAGGGCCGTCGAGTCCCTCAACTCCATGACGAAGAAGGCCTACACTTACAAGGGATTGGTGAAGGCGGAAGCGATGGCGGAGGGCAAACCTCCGAGGCTCATCATAGCCGACGGCGACGTCGGCCAAGTGATGGCGCTGTTGACGGTGAAGTGTATGGAGGACCTCATCTTCACAGCCCATGTCTCCCGCAGCATAAAACATGCTAGCAAGGAAGAAGGCATGAGCCGCGTCACCAAGAACCTCAGGTCGGAGTTCCATGGGACCATCTTTGAAGGAGATGGTTCAGCTTGGGACACCACCAACACTGAGGCGTTGAGGGACGTCATCGAGAACCCGATTCTCTTCCATATAGCCAGGACGATCATGCAGAAGTCCAACCTGGTACCCGCGTCGTGGCACGACGAACACCTCACGTCCACAAGTCAGGCGACTATCACCCTCGGACTCCCTGAGAAGGAAGAGAACCGCTGGGTGCGCCAGACGATAAACGCCATTCGGCGTTCAGGACATCGGGGGACCTCGGTGCTAAATTGGTGGGTCAACTACACCGTTTGGCACTGTATAGTGCTGAAGGAGCCCCACCTCTCACTCGATCTACGTACCAAGTACGAGAGCGACCTTCCGAGCCAGCTCAAGAAGAGCATCGTGATGAAGACGGCTTTTGAAGGTGATGACTCCGCGGTGCTCATATCACCGCCCCCCACTCAGGGGGATGTCATCTACATCGAGGAGCAGTTCAAGGCACTGGGGTTCAATATGAAGTTGTTCGCCAGGAAAGCGGGAGAATCGGCAGAATTCTGCGGGTGGCACATCAAGGTCAACGAGTTCGGAATGACGGACGCGTACATGCCAGACTTCAGAAGGACCGTACGCAACATGGGAGTCTGCGCGTCCGCGAACGTTGTCAATGCCTGCAAAGCAGGCGACATGAACGAAGTCAAGAAGA